TGGTTAGTGGTCTGGTTAGCCCATTGAAGTTGGCTGTACCGCACTAACCATTTTAATTTATGATAATACGGAGTAAAAAAAATATGAAACAATATACCTTTGTAAGATGGGGTGGAGAAAAAAAAATAGTAGAGGCAATGAGTTTAAAGAAAGCCATAAAAAAATATGATGGTAAGCCTGTTGATAATGATAAATTTGTACATATAAATTGGTCTAGTAAAAAAGGTAATTCATCATATAAAATATTAGAATTACCATATGTATCTAGAAAAGAAAGAAAGGGAAAAATATGATTAGATTTATAGAAGTAACAAAAAAACATATAGCAAATGGAGTACCAGGGGATGAATGTAATTGCCCTATTGCTTTAGCTTTGCAAGATGAATATAAAACTTCAGATGTATCAGTAGAGGTACAAGAGGAGCCTGAACTACATGTAGGTGACGATATCTTAGAGATAGCAGGGGATGACATGATGGATGATATAGATTTTTTTATTAGAGATTTTGATCATAGAGATAAAGTTGAACCATTTACAATTAAAGTATATGAAAGGGCGGGTGCATGAGACTTACAACTAGTGAAATATTAAAAAGAATTTTAGAAAATCATTATGAATGGTGTAAAGCAAATGGCAGAGACACATCATGGTATAAAAAAGATAAGGAGAAAAAAGATGATAAAAAGAATACACGTTAATCAACATAAGATAAGACATAATCTTAAGCATGGTACTAAAGATCCTGTCATAACTGTTAAGACATCTAAGTCTAATCAGTATGGACATGAAGTTATTATACATGGTATGGCTAAAGTTATTTATAGTCCAGACAAACCACTATCTTGTGGTGCAAAAGTTTGGATTGAGACAGAGTCCGAAGTGGAGGTAAAAGATGTTTGTATGGAGACACCCGAAATATTATCAAGAAATGCGTAAAAATAATTTGACAAATAAAAACTTTTCTGATAAGGAAATTGATCATGAAAAAATACAAAATAAGAATAGCAGGTCTAGGAATAGAAGCAACAGCGATGATACCATTCAACGTAGAACCAACACTAAAAGAAGTAGAAGCGAAGACAGCTGAGTATTTAAATCATAATCTTATGAAGATAGAGAAGAATGATTTTTATGCAACAGATAAATACTTCATGACTTACGAGGAGATACCTATTGAATTATAAGCAACAATTAGAAGTTGTAAAAGGTTTATCCTTAGATAAAGATGTTCAGAAGAGAATGGATTGCCCATTCTGTAATGGTAGAAATACATTTTCCATAGATACTAGCGATAACAAAATCTCTTGGTACTGTTTTCATGCGTCTTGCAGTGCCAAGGGAAGACAGCAAGGTGAAAAAGATATTCACTATGTAAAAAAAATTTTCCAAAAAAATACTGACAACGTAAAAGTTTACGAAGAGTTTATAATACCAGATAGTTTTCAATCATTGTATTCCAATAACAATGCTATGCATTGGTTATCAGATAACAATTGTTGGGAGTCTTGGTCTTGGGCTAGAGCAGATATTAAATATGATGTGCAACAAGATAGAGTTGTATTCTTAATTAAAAATAATCATACACATAAAATAGTTGGTGCAGTAGGTAGAGCACTAAATAAGAATGAGTTTCCAAAGTGGTATATGTATGGCAATAAGGATGTACCTTTTAAGTGTGGTAACTGTGAGGATGCTGTAATTGTAGAGGATTGTACTTCTGCTTGTGCTGTATCTAATGTACTTACAGGTATTGCACTTATGGGTACTAAATTAAAATCAACACACAAAGATCACATTAGACCTTATAAAAATTTATATATATGTTTAGATAGAGATGCTACAACAAAAGCATATGACATTGCAAAAGATTTAAGATCATCTGGATTTGACAACGTAATAGTTAAACCTTTAGAAGATGACTTAAAATACTACAACACACAAGAAATAAGGAGAATGTTTTATGGATCAAAAGATGATGCAAGAGATTCTTGATGATTGGAATAGTTGGAAGTATGATATTGTTGAAATGAATACTTCTACTTGGGATCAAAGAGATCAAAGCAAACTAGATAAGATAACAGCCATATTAGAAGAACAATTAGAATGGCAGAAAGCAGCAGATAGAAGATGATAGAAAAACAAATGATTAGGCTTATGCTTAATAAAAAATTTTATACAAAGTACAAGGGTACAATATCCTCATCAGTATTCTCTGGTGATATAAGTTCTTTGTATGATACGATACAAAAGGCACATGATAAGTATGAAGAAGATATAAAAGTTGATGAGTTATATTCTTTGCACACAACTATATTTAATCCTGCATTAACTCGTGCAGCTAAAGACAAGTTTAGTGAGTTAGTTGAAGATATAAAAGAAGTAGTTGAACCTAGCAAAGAGATTGCAAAAGATATTATGAAAATATTATCTGATAGAGATCTTGCACAAAGAATTGCAGTTGAAGCTACTGAAATATTTAATGGTAAAGATGCAAACTTTTCTGAAATATCTTCTATGATTGATAGCCATAAATCAAATGTTGATGAAGATAAAGTTCCTGCAGTAACTAATAATGTTGATGAAGTGTTAGATCTTTTAAATGTAACTACAAAATGGAAATTTAATATACCTATCTTGAGAGACCAAATAGGTGGTATAGGTGAAGGTAATCTTATGATTGCATTTGCTAGACCAGAGACAGGTAAAACTGCATTTTGGGTTAGTCTATGTGCAGGCCCAGGTGGTTTCTGTGTACAAGGTGCTAAAGTTCATGCGTTTATAAATGAAGAACCTGCAATCAGAACACAGATGAGAGCAATCTCTTGCTTCACTGGTATGACTAGAGATGAAATTATATTTGATAGGGTACAAGCACAAAGAATATGGAGTACTATCAAAGATAATATATCTATGTTTGATACAGTTGATTGGTCTATAGATGATGTAGATGCACATTGTGAGAAACATAAACCAGATATAATTGTTATTGATCAGTTAGATAAAGTAAATGTAACTGGTACATATGCAAGAACAGATGAGAAACTAAGACAGATCTACACAAAAGTTAGAGAGATAGCTAAACGTAGAAACTGTGCAGTTATAGCTATATCTCAAGCATCTGCTGAAGCAGATAATAGAAATAGCATATCGTTTAGCCAAATGGAAAACTCTAAAACTGGTAAGGCAGCCGAAGCTGATTTAATTATTGGTATAGGTAGAAATGCTAATACAGATTTAGAAAATAAAATAAGAACATTATGTGTTAGTAAAAATAAAATTAATGGTTATCATGGTGAGCCTGTGTGTACCATTAGGAGAGGTATAAGTAGGTACGAAGTATGATTACAGTTGTAGATGTAGAAACATCATATCAAAAAACAGAAACAGGTGGATATGATCCATCACCATTTCATCCAGATAATATACTGGTAACTGTAGGATTAAATTCTTATTGGGGTGATGAGTATTACTTTACAAATCATAGTGAAAGAATTGATGAAGGTTGCTTTCACAAGATACAAGAAACATTAGATAAAACTACTCTACTAGTAGGGCACAATATAAAATTTGATTTGATGTGGTTGCTAGAGTCTGGATTTAAATATAGTGGTAGAGTTTATGATACTATGTTGGGTGAGTATATACTTAATAAAGGTATTAGAAAAAGTTTAACACTTGAGATGTCTTGTCGTAGAAGAAAGATTGGATCTAAAGATAGCAGAATAAAAGAGTTTATGGATAGAGGTGTATCCTTTGAAAACATACCTGCTGATCTTGTAGAAGAGTATGGTAGATTAGATGTACAAATAACTAGAAGATTATTTGATTCTCAAATGGCTGACTTTAAATCTGAAAAAAATAAACATCTATTGATGACAGCTAAGATGATGAATGAATTTTTAGTTGTACTTTCTGATATGGAACGTAATGGTATCAATATCAATATAGAAGATTTAAATAATGTTGAAAAAGAATATCGTGCAGAGTTTGCATATCTAAAACAAAAGATAGATAAGATTGTCCATAAGCAAATGGGAGATACTAAAATTAATTTATCTAGTCCAGAACAATTATCTTGGTTAATTTATTCTATGAAACCAAAAGATAAAAAAGAATGGGCTAAGATATTTAATGTAGGTATAGATAAAAATACTGGTAAGAATAAAAAGCGACCACAATATTCTAGATTACAATTTAGAAATTTAGTTGCCGATAATACAGTGCCATTGTTTAGAACTGTTGCAAGCCAATGTATAAACTGTAAAGGTAAAGGAGTTATTAAAAGAATTAAAAAAGATGGTAGTCCTTTTAAAAACTATAGTAAGTGTGTTGATTGTGATGGTGATGGATTTATGTATACTGAGATGGCAAAGTATGCAGGGTTTAGGCAAAGGCCAAGATCAGTTTATGATATTTCTGAGTCTGGATTTAGAACAGATAAACTAACTCTAACTAAGATTGCTGCAGAAGCAGAGGGAGAGTTTAAAGAGTTTATTGATGCAGTTGTTAGGCATAATGCTGTAGATACATATCTAAATACTTTTGTAGAAGGATTAAAAAATTTTACAAATGAAGATGGTTTTCTACATCCTAAGTTTATGCAAGCAGTTACAGCTACAGGTAGATTATCTAGTAGAGATCCTAACTTTCAAAACCAACCTAGAGGTAAAACATTTCCTATTCGTAAGGTTGTTACATCTAGATTTGATGGTGGTAAAATATTAGAGATTGACTTTGCACAGTTAGAGTTTAGAACTGCTGTGTATCTTGCACAAGATAAACAAGGTATGGAAGATATAAAAAATAAAATAGATGTTCATCAGTATACTGCTGACATCATAGGTGTATCTAGGCAAGATGCAAAAGCACATACATTTAAACCTTTGTATGGTGGTGTAACAGGAACTGAAGATGAAAAAAGATATTACACTAAGTTTCTAGAAAAATACAAAGATATAAAAACTTGGCATGATAAGTTGCAAAGTGAAGCAATAAGGTATAAAAGAATTAAACTACCAACTGGTAGAGAATATTCTTTTCCTTATGCAGAGAGAACTCCTTGGGGTGGATCTACATATGGAACACAGATAAAAAATTATCCTGTACAAGGTTTTGCTACAGCTGACATTGTACCTTTAGCTTGTATAAATATATACAAACTAATGAGAGAAAAAGGAGTCAAGAGTTTACTTGTGAACACAGTACACGATTCTATCGTAGCTGATGTTTATCCTGGTGAAGAAGATGTGATGAGTAATATATTTAACCAGGGCACAGCAGACGTAATACCTGCACTAAAACAGTATTACAAAATTGATTTTAATGTTCCGCTTGACACTGAACTTAAAATAGGTAATAATTGGTTAGATATGAAGGAGGTAAATCATAATGACTAAAACTTATAAAGTACACTATACCGCAGACGTTTGGGAGTACAGAACTATAGAAGCTGATTCACCAGAAGAAGCACAAGAGAAGTTTGAAAAAGGTGAATGGGGTGATGACTCTGAACGAGAAGAAATGGGTATGGAAAACGTAAAGACCGATAAGGTGGAGGAGGCCTAATGATTGAAGATGATGTATTAGACTCTATGGATGAGTATTCTGATGAGGAATACTCAGCCTACCTAGAGTATAAAGAGTTAAAAGATAGATGTATGATAGAACCAACTACTTTGTATATAAGTAGCAAGCATGAGTTTTTTTCAGAGTGGGAATACTTTGCACATGCTGATGGCTTAGAAGTAAAAACAGTAGATGGAGAAACTAGAATATGCTAAGAGATATATTTTTATATATGTGTTGTGGTGCGACAACTTGCGTTATACTATTTATGATATATTTAATTTTAAGTGCATTTTTTTATTGATTATAATTTTAAATATGTTATATAACTTTTTAAAAATAGGAGGACAAAATGTCTGATAATAATTTAGTAAATATAAATAACATGTCCGATGAGCAAATAATGCAAGCTATCGGGCAAGATGATGGATCTAGTGTTAGTAATAATATACCTAGACTAGCCATCAATAGAACACCAGAAGATGATGATGGTAATCAATTACCAGTTGGTCACTTCTACACATACGATCCTAGTGTAGGTCAGAATGTTTATGGTAAGCCTGTAACATTTAGACCATTCATTAGTGCAATGCAATACATGCACTATGATGCTGACAAAGGTGAGTATATAAATAGATCTATTATATTCAAGAGTTGGAAGGAAGAAGCTGTTGATATACTTGGTGGAACTAAATGCGGTAAGATTGCATATAAGGATAGATCTTCTCTAACACCAGAACAGTTAGAGCAACAGAGAACAATAAGATGTTACAAACTTGTATATGGATTATTGTCATTTACAAATGGTAAAACAGCACAAGGCCATGCTCATAATGTAGAAAATTTACCTATACTTTATAGAGTAACAGGTACTGCTTTTACACCTGTAAGTTCTGCTCTTGATCAGCTAAAGAAAAGAAGAAAGTTAATGTTTAACTGTACTTTCTCTTTAGATACTAAGAGACAGAAAAAAGGTGGTAATGTCTATTATGTTCCAGAGATAGGGGTAAATACAGATGGGAACTTGAAGCTAACAGATAAAGATATGGAAACATTAAAAGTATTCCAAGAGTCTATTGATACTGAAAATGCTGAAGTTATTGATGCATACAATAAAGCTAAAAGTAATTCATCATCTAAGAGTGATGAGTTAGATGCTAAAGTTGTGGAAGATATAAGTGAAGATTCTCCAGAGGAGATACTTGCATCTTAATGAACAATATACTTTTAAAAGTTCAGCAGTATCTTGATAATGTTTCAAAGAATCCTGTTAAGTTAGACAAACAACTAGTGCAGGAATTTGGTGAGGCGTGTAAAAACGCCTTACTAAAACAGTTTGAAGAACCGAGAAGAGATAAGTTTGAACCAAGAATGTCAAACATTGGTAGACCTCTTTGCCAATTACAAATGGAAGCAAAGGGTATAAAGGGTGAAGGCCAACCTTACAATGTTAAAATGAGAAATACATTTGGTGATTTGATAGAAGCATTGGCTATATTAGTTATGAAATCTGCAGGTGTTAACATTAGTAACGAACAAAAAAAAGTTACTTACAAATTTGATGGAGAAAAAATTGAAGGTAGACAAGATGTTGAAATTGATGGAAAAGTTTGGGATATTAAAAGTGCGTCACCATATTCCTTTGAAAAGAAGTTTGGAGAAGCAGGAGGATTTAATGAAGTTGTTAGAGAAGATTCGTTTGGTTACGCATCACAAGGATTTTTATATGGAGAAAGTCAATCTAAAAACTTCGGTGGCTGGATAGCTATCAATAAATCTACAGGTGAGTGGACAGTTTGTGAAACTCCTGCATCTGTAGAAGAGCATAAGAAGAAAGCACTTAAATCTGCTAAAGATAATTTTAATGCATTGAAAGAAGGTAAACCTTTTAAAAGATGTTATGATGATGTAGCTGAAACTTTTAGAAGTAAACCTACTGGTAATAGAGTTTTGGGTTTTGTATGTTCATACTGCCCATACAAACTTCCTTGTTGGGGAAGCGATAAATTGCAGTTGTTACCACAACAGCAATCTAAAGGTAAGAATCCTAAATGGGTTTGGTATACTTCTGTTACAAATCCAAAGGAGGATACTGGAGAGTTTAGTGGTGGATAGTTTGAGGGGTCTATTCACCATTGACTCTTTAAATATTTACAATATGCATTTATACTTTGTAATATTTAAAAATAAAAAGGATAATGATTATAAATTATTTAGTAATCATATATTCGATGATGAAAAAAAAGCAGAATACTTTGGTAATTCTAGTATGAAGAGAGGCTTTGAGCATAAAGTAGTAGAATATAATAGTGAAAATATTGATAAGTATTGGGGTGATAACTGTTGGGTAAAAAATGAAAGATAAAGATAAATTAAGTTTGATAAATTCTGTTAAGGTTATAATTGCACCTTGGCAAAAAGGTTTTACTTGTGGTGTTATAATGGATAGCAAATCTAAGATGAGCACTGAAGAATATGAATTATGTTCTACAATAGCTAGAGGCATGATAAAGATGGCAACTACTGATCCGCATTCTACATTCTTGTGGGGGCTTCGTGGTTTTGCTGATGATAAGAAAAAAAATAAAGATCTCAGT